CCATGAAGTTCTATGAAGCCTCTATCGCTTCTACACATAGGACAGACTTGCTTTTGCATATTACCACTCGGTCCTATAGAACTCACCGTCTAAGATGATTATGTGGGTAGCACACCCTTCACAGTAGCGTTCTAACTCAGTAAGTAGGGTCCATTCCTTTTTACAGGTAATACACACCCCTTCCTCATTTAATTTTTTAATTTCCTTTTCTTTTAGCATCATATTATCACCGCTTTACTCCGTTATGCGCCCAGCATGGGCCAGCATCCACTACGCACTTAGTAGGGGCGTGTTCATAATCTATGATGCTCTCAACATGGAATCGTGTGGTGCTTTCGTTGTAATCTCTCCAACCTAACTTCGACATAAACGCCACTATAGTATCTACACATTGTTTCCGTTGTTCTGGTGTTAGTGTAGATGGGTGAGCAAACCAACGCAGACTTTCAGCGAGGTGTTGCGTCAATGCTATTCTTACCGTATGTTTAGGGTTGTCTTGGTGTATTGCCTTCTCTAAGCAGGGAGGAATAGGTATCTGTCCGGCAGAACCAATCTCACCATTGAACTCTCCCTGATGCTCCTGTTCTTGGGCGGGGTTGTTTGCTATCCACGCCCTAATGTTGAAGCCTTCTGTGGGATAGTTCCCCCTAAAGGGGTCTAAGCACATCAAGTGCCTTTGTGGAGTAGAAGGAATACTGTAGAGAAAAGGGTCACTCATAAATGCAGACGCATCTATATTTACCGCCCATCTACCTCTCTTTGGATTGTAGGTATCAGGAATGCGTGTAAGTTTCTGAGGAAATCCTACACCATCGAGTGTCTTGAGTCCCTTAGCGTGGTATCTTTGGTAGCGGTCTATGTGCCTTGCTATGGGTGTTCCCTTCACAGGTTTATCAAAGAATTGATGAACATGAAATCCCCTGCCTGTGAAAACAAGCCTTACATCACCCTCAAGACGGCTTAGTAGGCATGATACATCCTTCTTAACATCATCAAGGGTTCCACCCTCTAACATATCGAAGTCCCACCACGCTCTATCCATAATTACAGACTCCGCATCCATTTTCCATGTTCGTATCTCGTCGCGTCTTTCAAAAGAATAAAGGGAAGTATAACATGATGCTTTACCATTTACTTTTGAGATATAGTTATCGAACTCGTCGCGGGTTTCGCAAAGAGTGCGGCGTAAGCCTATCTCGCGTGGGAAAAGGAAGGACATTGTATCACGCGGCCTGTTGATTACCGCATTCGCAGCCATAAATCAGCACTTCTTCGGGGGCTGAACCCTCTTGCCCATTAACTCTCCAAACCTTCTCCGAACCTTCCCAAGCATCATCACGACCACAGGCCGCGCATACTACTATAAACACTCTCGATGACCCTGCTCTACTCATACATTCCACCCGCTTATGCCGTTCAATTCAGCCTCACAATTCAAAGAATAGTCACACCACATAGGACAGAAATAATCATTCCATTTCATAGTCCATACATGGGAAGTTAATGATTCAATAGTGTCGTATAATGATTCCTCAAAGGCATTATAAGAGCGTTCCAAGAAAGGCTCCAAAAGAGCGAATCCACGCTCCGGTCCAAGCCACATAGTTTTACCCCTCTTGTTTCCTTCAAGCAGAAGTTTATCGTCTTTGTCCTCCGGCACTTCATAATCAGGTGTAATGTATAGGAAATGAGTCACTTCTTCACGGCCTAATTTCCTCAGAAGTCGGGCGTAGAAAACAAGTTCCTTTCTTGTTCTGCCTAACTTACCCATGTTCATATTTCCTGTCTTGAGTTCAACAAGAATCAAGCCTCCGGTTTCGTGGTTACGAAGAACGCCATCAATGAGTCCGACCCACACTATTTCGTGTCCGTCAAACACCTCAAAGACCTCATGTTTTACCTCAGCCTCTACCACATCAATACCTCCTATATCATGGGCTATTTGATGGAGTAGAAGGTTGAGAGAATCTACCCCACCATCTTCTGCTACCCCTTGCTCTATAGCAGTAGGCATCATCATATCCGGTCCTTGAAGCAGACCTGCTTCCATTACCGTGTGAATGTGTGTTCCACGAATCATCTCCTCAGTAGGAGGGGGTCGTGGTATGCTTGCGACATAATTCCAATAGAACTGTCGGGGGCACATCTTGTAGCCCATAAAAGAGGACTTACTGATGCGTAGAATGCCGTCGTCTATAGGTATGTAAGACGAGGCTGTTGATTGTTCGATAGTTGCACGCATGGTATCATTCTTCCTCGCCACCTATTGTTACGCCTTCATCCCACGATTCAAATGTAGTCTGCTCATTCCCGTAGATGTTTTCGCCGCAATTTGGGCAGTCTTCGCTTTTATCTATACCCTTTACAATTGGTATAATTAGTGTTTCATTACATGATACGCAGTTAGGTTTCTCTACCTTACCCATCTCATCAAGCAGGTTATACATGATAGTCTGCATTTTCATTACATCTGCACCCATTATTGAAATCACATGGGCTACTTCTTGCACGAACTTTTCAAAGTCCTCTTGGCTTACTTTCTTACTCATAATCTATACACTTCTCACTACACATATAAACTGTTCTATAGCCACTCATCTTCTATTACCACAAAACACATACAGGACCAATCACTATCATACGCAAAAGATTCGCCAGCATCAACCCTCTCTCTCAATTCGCGCATCGTTAAGGGTTTTGAGGTATTGTTCCGCCTATCTCTCATTATAGCCACATCCTTTCCAATGAACTTCCTGAACTCCTCCTCTTTACTTTCATGGTAAGCATATCTTTCGGGCATTGTTTTATACAGATGGGCAAACTGCCCCAACCCCGCTTTAACACAGAAGCCACCGCAGTTATTGTGCTTAAATCCCATCTTGTATAGTCTTGGGGGTTCAATATCATGTTCTTGAAGCCACAGAATAATATCACTTTTCATCATTGGCTCTCCATCCATCAACGGGAACCACACAGAATACGGAGCCTGTGCCTTCTCCGCCGCCTTCCATCTATTACAGTCTTCGACATCATCCATACCAAGAATCACCACGACATCATCGGGGTTCGGATATTCCTTATCGAGTTTTTTCCGTAAAGCCTCCCTCTTTAGAATCTTGCTGCATGGGTCTATGCGCGAGTTACCAAGAAATCTCTCTTTGAAAAATATATCCCATACGGATAAGCCTTTGTATGGGGTAGCCGGACCGATTACTTCTATATCAACACCGAGATATTCTTCGACATCATCGTTGAATCTATACAAGTCCTCATCTTCAATAAGAGTGTCGGCAAACCACAGGCGAACATTATCTTTACCATGCTTCTCTATGGCGCGTCGTGCGGCCTCAAAGGAAGTGACCCCCCCTGAATACATAACCACATAATCTACACCCACAACAATTCACCAATACCATTTTTCACATTCTCAAGAGGCTGCGTGTCCCAACCAGCCAAACTATAGTAGGGGGTTAGTTTTTTGATGATGAATCTATCAACAAGAATACGATTACCAATGTTAGTTATACCCTCAATTTCCTTCGGGTCATCAAAGGCAACATACTTTCCCTTATCGTTAATCGTTACGAGGAAGAAAGAACCTTTACGATAACCCTTTCCGAGATATTCGTTGGCCCAAGCCGCGCCCGCAGACGAACCGGAGAGAACTTTGTAGTTAGAAAGGTCGCGTTCTATCTTCCCTTTCATGCACAGATTTAGTGGGTCTATATTACCCCCCATTATAGAGTCAATAAGGGCTTCATTTCGCGCTGTGATAGCGCGTTCTGATTCGCCGTTTAGTATGCCCGAAATCGTGTTATTCATGGCCTCTTTCATCACCGGAGGCATTCTCGACTGCTTCATCTCTATGCCCTTCACATACATTTGGGGTTCTTGATACTCTCCATCAGTCCAAGTCACCATTCCTGTGTAGCGGTTCTTCGCCACCATGATTAGTCGAGGACACCACTTCTCAAACTCTACTACAATGGGAGCCATTCTCTCATTGATTATAGGTAGTTGTTCCAGCCCTGCTTCGGGTGTGGGTATCTCACAGAATACTGAGTCAGTATGACCGTAAATCACATTGAACCCAACGCGCTGCGCCTCTACCATTAACTCACCCAATGTCTGTCGGGAGGTGTAGGTGATAGCGGCGGCTATATCAGGATGATATAGACCATACTTAGCATCACCGGCTACCCCATACATAGAAGCAACAAGAGTTTTAGCGGCAAACTGCATAGTGTCCCACTTCCTTCTCACCGCACCATCACTAACAAACATTTTCACCTTGAATATATTTCGTAGTTCGGTCATCTTTTCCATCTGTCTTACAAGAAGACCCTTTTTATCTTGAGAGAACTTACTTCCATTACCGCAGTCATGCCCGTTCTCATCGAGCGTGTCCCATGAAATGTTATATTTACCGGCATTACTATGATACATAGCGCGAATATCTAAGATACCCACATTATCATACACGGCGGGTTTAACCTCTAAGATTTCAGCACCCTCATAATCCACCTTATCGAACTGTGGTTTGGAGGGTATTCTACTGTCGAAGTTAGGGTCTGTGAGGACTAACTGTGAGAACATCTTTGTGATAAAAGGAGTTGAACGAATATCGCATTGAACGATGTGTTGTAGCGATGTGTAGTAGTCGAGAGCATTGACTGCCTCGTCTAACTTGGGCAGCAGCCGCACATCTTGTCGGCAGTAGTGAAGGTAAAGTGCCTTATCGCTATACCATGTGTCGTGCCCATCCTCAAGTTCTACCTTTCTTTCCCCTAAGATTTCAAAGGCTACATCATCGAGTTTGTATGAAGGTAATTTTCCATTCTTCAATTCCCACAACTTCGATACTGCTACCATTAAATCTATACAGTTCCTACCAACTATGGGCTGTGCCCAATCCTTGAACTCATACCTGACTTTCCTCATAGGAGAAAGAGATAGTTCAGACATACCATTAGCGCGGCATCTCTCCATTATCGTCTTGATATCAGCACCTACGACATACCACCCTGTAATGATGTCGGGGTCGCACGCCTTCATGTGTCTTAGGAAGTGGATAAGCATAGACTTCTCATTGGGGAAGCCTATAGCGGGAGTTTCATATTCATAATCACCATACGAAGTATAGGGGGAGCCAGCCCCATCTTTGTTTTCCCTAACACTATGTTCAATAAACCAAACATATTCTTTTTCGTTGAAGTTATCATAAACCACGATGCACCGGAGTTTTCCTGTGGCTGGCGACCACTCGGCATCGAGATACCATGTGCGGTGTCTGTAGTTCTCTATAGGTTCGTTGCCCTCATTGATGTAGTCAGCAAGGACTTGGTTAGTGTAGGGAAGGTTTGCCTCCCATGTCTGCCCTCTCTTACCTACCTGCTTTACATCGTAGTCGGTAGCGCAGATTATCTTCGTGAGGTCTTCACCGTATAGTCCGGTGAAGCCTCCCTCAGTCCTGACTGCCTCAGCGATATATGGGGCATCTTCACTTCTTACAAAGCAATAGGGCCAATGACCCTTGATAGTTTTTTCGTATCTTTCACCGGAAGCATCACGACCTCGTATGATAACATCTCTACCTCTTGAGCGTTCAATTATCATACTCCATCACATCTACTTCTTCTTGAGGGTATCTCTTGAGTTGAATATCGTTACAGAACTCACACTCATATATTTCCCCTTCTGATATGTTATCAACAAATACAAAGGAGAACTTTGCGCCGCACTTAGCGCAGTCCATGAACGGTGATTCTGTATTGCTCACTTCATCACCGGAGTTTTCATCGTAGGAGTCTTAAGTCCAAGAGGGCGATTCCTTGTAGTAAAAATTGTTCCTGATTTCATGTGTATAGAGTATGTAGTCCCAGCACCATTTTCAGTATCTAAGGTGACGGCACATACCTCACTCTTGAGGAGAACGGTCTTTCCGCTATCGGTTGTGAGTTCTAACCAATCATAATCCAACACAGTCACATCCATTCCTCGCTTTCATCTTCTTCTCCTACCTTTTCGCTTATAGAGTTTTCTGCAACCAAATGCTCTTGAGTTAGGTTCATTACATTGTCGTAAGCAGCATCTAATTCCATTCGCACATTTACTGATGCGACATAGTTTATCCCTTCCTCATCCTTCCAAGTTATCACAAAGGGACCAAAGGCAGGGAAGTCTGCACAGATACGGAATAAATGCTTACCCAATGGGTCGCTGTGGCTACTTAATCGCCTAACCAAACCTAAACTATGAAGGGTCATACCCATAATTATGCCTCGTTTGATGCTTGGAAAATGAAGTCGCCGTCGCCAAGAGTGATGAGCATAGGGTAACCCGCGCCTACATGGGTAAAATCCCACACACCGATATTAACATCGCTGTTAAGATGATGGAAAATATATTCAAGACCACCATTGTAAGTCGCCTTTATGTCCGGTGCATCGTGTTCGGGTAAATCCACATAGGTATGAACAATGTTGTTTATCTGAGTAGTAGTTTTACCCTTCAATTCATCACCTACTGTGATGGTTAGTTCTCCACCTGTATAATCCATAGTGTATTTGTTGAACTTTTGCCCATTCATAGAGTCACACCGGAATGCTTCGTAAAGAGTGGTGGTGCTAATATCTGAAAGACACACGACCACATCTAAACATTGTCCGTCGTTGGTCTTATACTGCATATTATTTGCATCTATTTTTTCCGCAAGACTATGTGACTTTTCAGTCCAAATTGCTATAGTTTCGGGTGTGTGAGGAAATGCTCTCGCCTCCTTATTCGCGGCAAGCGTTGTCTGCTTACCACTTGACTTGAACTTAACCTTATCTTCGCTTGGTGTGAGATGTAGTGCGCCTCCGTGATACTTGAGAACTCCAAGAGCAGCCTCAATATCTGTAAGCACGAACTCTCCTTCACCACTACAGGGTATAGAGAGTCGCATAAGGGAGGTCACGCCATCCTTTACTCGCGTGCAACCAACAAGTCTGCTTCCTTCTGTCTTCAAAGACAGGGAATGAACCTGTGTAATACTTTTACCGTCAATAGTCTGCTTCCGTTGCATTAACGAAAGTAGCCACTTGAGGGATTCAGTTTCAACAACAATAGACATGAGTATTACTCCTTCATCCACTCAAGGCCGATGAAGTCAAACTTACCCTTTGAAATGCGGGCAATATCAAAGGTTGAACCAACCTTTTCGATGTGGTCGCCCTTCATCTCCTCTACCTTACCACGAACAACCCACTCGTCATCCTTGAGGTTTCTGTCGCCTTCGACACCTGCGGCTAAGTCAGCCTTCTTCATGTGGCGGGACAGGAATATCTGCTGAGAGAACTTTCTCATAGTTCCCTTGTCCCACTCAGGCCGGTGGCCTACAGTCATAAGAACCTTCTTACCTGTGCCGTCATCCATGTATTGAGATACGGGCTTTAAGTGGAAGATGAAATACACTTTGGGAACATTCAGGCTGTGTAGTCGTGTTAGGATATTACGATATAGTCTGTTACGCTCGCGCCATTCCTTCTGATTGAAGGTATCGCTTTCTTCCTCAATAACTCCACGCGCAAGTAGTGAAGCACGCATAGCGTGTTCGCACCACTTGAGGAAGGTAGAGCCACCATCAAAGATGATACCGCCCACTGAGTCGGGGTCAGCCTTCACCTTATCAGCGAGGATATTAACATAGTATGCTGTCTTATCGAGAAGTGCCTTGTAATCCACATTGTTATCCTCATCAAAGATGGAGTCATCTGTTTCATCGTGAAGTGGTAGAACAATAACATTCTCAGCATCAGGGTGGATGTGGTCTATAGTAGGCTTTGCGGAGTTGTCTATATCGAAAACATACACCGTCTTACCAGCCTCGATTTCAGGCGCAAGGAATGAAAGAGCAAGCCCTGTCTTGAGAGTGTTCTCATGTCCTACAAGCGCACATCTATGCGTGATAGTGTTCGTGCGGTTATTTTCAAATAAGTTCCTATAGTATGCTTCATCAAATTGCATCTTAGGTTCTACGGTCTTAGGCTTGGCCTTCTGTTCAGGTGCTTGTGTTCCCCAACTCATATCATTCCCTCTTTCTA